GGGCGCAAATAGAAGAAGTAATGCGTCTTGAAGCAGAACAAAGGGAAAAAGCAGAAACAAAAGCCCGCTTTGAAAGAGCAAGAGAACAATGGGAAGAAAAGAAAACTAAAATGCAAGCCTTCCTAGATTCAAATGAATTAAATGAAGATATAAAAAAGGTAGTTCAACTTAATCTTGATATGGGAGGAAAAGAGTCCGATGGTAAATTTTATGAACCTTATTATGCTTGGGAGAGTATTCGTTCTGTAATGAGAAATCAGCCTAATAATCCAATTAGAGTAGGTGGTACTATATGAATACCAATAAACTATATCTAATAACCGTCAATGATAAGAAGTTTGATGAATGGTGTAAAGTAATGAAAAAGGATTTGAAAAAGAATCCTTTAGCACTAGACCATTTTAATCAAGGTTATAATGATGTTGCTAGAGGTAATTATTTAGCAAGAGCAACATTTGTTTGTTATTGGGAAATACACGGGAACAATGATATTGCTAGATTAGCACCTGCTATAACCCAAGCATCACTAATTCATATGATGCACAGGTTTATAGAACAAAATAAACAAGAAGAGATAATGATTTGCCAAAATTTGGCCGCAAATTTTTTGAGGCTATTACAGGTTTTAAATACAAATAAAGGAGAGAATGAAAATGACATGGAAAACAATGGCGAGAATGCTGGAAGCGACAGACCAAATGATACAGACGCAACAAGTGGCGACAATATCGAGAAGCCTTGAAGAGTTTAATAATAAAGGATTAGTATTATCTATCTTAGATAAAGATAGTTTAATGGCTAATAATCTAGGATTAGCGAAGGCTAAGAAATGGATGGCTAAAATCTTTGATGTGTTCGATGATGAAATAGAAGGATTAATGGCCGCCCATAATGATTTAGGTGAGGCTATTTATTATCTTGATGTTTCAGCAGAAACAGAGATTAATACTGGTGTAATGTCAGTAAAGAGAGCATTAGAATCTAATTGTGGAAAACTAGATTCAGATGCTTTTAGGGTTGTTGAGACTCTTATTGAAAATATGTCAGCCAATGAAAGGCGATGGTTTGTTCGCTATCTTTTAAGAACTCCCCGTAATGGAATGAACATTGGAACAGTAACTAAGATTATTGCTAAACATTATGGAAAGAAGCAAGCAATTGTAAAGAAACACCTTAACTTCAATTCAGTTGAAGTGGTTTGTTCTTATTATGATAGAGAAGAAAATCCTCCTTGTAACTTAACCTATGGAAAGTTTGTAGCACCGATGCTTGCTAAGGAAATACCTATGAATAAGTGGCCTAGTGATTTTGTTGTTGATTATAAATATGATGGTAACAGATACCAAATTCATATTGAGGGTCAGAAAACTATGATTTTCAACCGTAAGGGTAAGATAGTAACTCATCAATTCCCCGATGTTGTTGAAATAGTTCAGGGCTATGGGGTAAAGAATGCTATTTTAGATGGTGAAATATATCCTATCTTAGAAAATGGCGCACCTGCACCTCATAAACAAATGGGTACTAGGGTTCATTCAAAGAATATCCAAGAGGCTATGGAAAGAGTCAAGGTAAAATGGGTCATTTTTGATTGTCTTTTACTAAATGATGAAACAATAATGGATATTTCTTATAGTGACAGGCTTGAGAAGATGAAAGATTTGCCTAATCAAGCCCACAGAATTACAGAGGGAGATATTTTAGCCTTTTATAATGAAGCAATCAACGAAGGCTTTGAAGGAATCATTGTTAAAGATGCCACCGTTCCTTATGATGCTGGCAAAAGAAGCAAATCTTGGGCTAAATATAAACCTCCACAAATAAACCTTGATGTTGTTATCTTATCCGCTAAATACGGAGAAGGAAAACGGGCAAGCGTCTTCGGCACTTATGAGTTAGGAGTGAAGGCTATTAATGGTTATCATTCAGTCGGCTGGTGCGGAACAGGATTTAGTGATACTGATTTAATCAATTTAACTAATACCTTGCGGAGAAATATTGAATCATTCAATAATGGACAATTCTTTGTTTCACCCATTGTTGTTTTAGAAGTAAAGGCTGATTTAGTTTCAAGAGATGAAAAAGGCAATTTAGGTTTAAGGTTCCCTAGATGTGTTCGTATTCGTGACGATAAGTTCGTTGTAGATATTAATACCTTAGAAGATGTGGAGAGATTAGAATGAGTAACAGCGCAAAATGGAATACAGGATATATAGCAAATTCAACAGGCAGAGTATTTAAGATTAGTGAGTTAGAATTAAAGCAAGTTAATTCTTATCTTGCTCACTATAAAAGAAATATGCATATGTCTAAAGTGATGTTAGAGAAATTATATGAAAGGGCAAGCATCATAAAAGGAGAACCTATTGATTCAGAGAAACCGAAAAGAAAGATTCTAAAAACTTTGAAGTATAATAAAGAATTTACTGACTCTGATAGAGTAAGGCAAATTATTCTTCTTGCTTTACAGCACTTACAACAAGGCGCAGAACATGCTTTAATAGAGGCCATATTAATACAAGCGAGGGATGATAAATGATTCAACAGGGAGAGATGACAATTATAGATGCTGTTACTTATAGATGTATTCAAGTGGATAGTGAAGGCTATGTTCATTTAAAAAATATCTTACATGAACAAGGTAGGCCAAAGAAGGTAATGCAGAAGTATTGTCCATATATTTTAGATGGGCAATTGATTACTCCTGAAAAACCTAAGCCGAAGCCAGCCCCTAGAGTTACTAAGATTAATGTTACTCAACTAATTAAAGAGAACACTGACTTAACTATTTCTAATGAGGCTAAGTATTTCCTTAGTGAATGGGTTGAAACTGCAATTGCTAATTTAATAGCCAATGCAGAAAAAAATGCCCTTGCTAGAAACGATAAGAGAATAACACCAGCGCATTTGTTTTGGCTTGAGACAAATGAATTACCTGATGGTTATTGGGTAGAAAACAACAAATATATGCAGGGATAAATATGTTTAGTAAAGATATGTTAATTGGTATAATACTGTCCTCATCTAAAATGGACTTTAATATAGAAAGAGATGATAATGCAGAGATAGGTTATCGAGTTAGAATGAAACTTTTATTTAGAGCAGAGAAATGTTTTATAGATGCTTTAGGTAGGTCATTAGCAATGCATGGTATAAGTTTTAAAGAAAAAGAAATAGAAAGCAAGGCTAGACCTAGACCTATTTTATCCATAGGTTCTATTAAAGCCCTATTCAAAGTCATTACCTTAGTACCGGATAAACTACCCGATGCTAAAGATGAATGGCATACTTTTAGAAGAGTAGTTAATATGTTGGCAAACCATGAACATAAAACCTCAGAAGGATTAGAAAAAATTTTTGAGTTAAAAGGGGTAATTTAATGGGACTAACTAATATTAAACATATACAAACTATATTAATTACAGGTAAAGTAGGAACGGGTAAATCAACAAAGGCAAAAACCTTTGTGGAAAACCCCATTATTCTATACGCTAATGATATTGATTTCGATGTAGGTGCGTTTCCTGTGGAACAGGGCATTATTATTGAAGATGTTCATTATAAACCTGATAAAAGCGCAATACTTGATATTATTAGAAAGTATAAAGGGCAGGTAGTCCTTACATCTGTAAATCAAAAAAGCGTACCTAAAGAAATCTTCGCTATGTGTAAAGTAAAAAGAGCAGGTTCTAAAGATTTCTTAAAAGAACAAATTCAGGAATTAGCCCCTCATTCTGTTGCCCCTGTAACTTGGGAAAGAGATACTTATTCATTAGTATATGAGTACCTAAAAGAAACAGACAGGGAGTTAATTCGTAATCTTCTTCTTTTTAATAAACCCTCTGATACTCAGATTGTTAGTTGGTTAGCAGAAAATATGCACCCTAATAGATTATTATTTATTGATGGGGTAGTTAAGAGAAGATGGAAACAAAGATATTTTTATGAGATGTTAGCCTATGCTCATGACGGTAATGTAGTAGGTAGATTAAATATGCCTACTAGAAGAAAGTATTCTAAAGTGCCTTCTTTGTCTAGAAGACTTAAAGTAAAGAATCCACAAGTGTTACAGCAACTTCTTATGGATGAAGACTTCAAAACTTGGGCAAGAAAGAAATTAAATAATGGCGAGTGCAGAATACTAAAAATGGGCGAAAAGAAAAGAAGGAAAAAAACAACACCAATAATAATAAACCAATCTTCACTGGAGGATTTTATATGAAAAATAGAAAACTAATAGATAAAATGATAATATTGATAGGTAACGAAGAGTTATCTAGCGCACAAATAATCCATAGACTTAAAGAGAATGGATATAATAAAAGAGGATATTCGTTTACAAGTCAACAAATATCTGTATTACTTTCAAAAAATAATAACTTTGAAAGAACTAATAAAAAAGGAAAACTGGCAACATGGAGAAATAGATATGTCAGATAAACAAGAAGATTATTCAAAATGGCATACTTATGGTTCTAGATTTTTAGACCCTACAACTGCTAGAGGTTCACCTATTTTCTGTAAGGAATGTAATAAAAAGGTAAGAACTATGGTTAGAAATCCTAAGTTTACTACACTTAGAGATGGAACGCCTTATAGAGAATATGATTCTAAATGGGATAGAAAATATGCTTGTCCTTGTGGGAAATGGAATACCCCATACTTGAATTTAACTGAAGAAGAAATGAAAATATGGAGGAATGAATAATGTTATGGACAGAAAAATATAGACCCGCTTTACTAAGCGAAATAAAAGGACAAGAACACTTTACTATGGATGCTAAAAGTTGGGTACAAGAAAAAAACATGCCTAATGTATTAATCTTTGGAAATCCGGGAAATGGGAAAACTACTGCTGGTATTGTTCTAAGTAAAGAAATACTAGGTAAAACTTTTAGAGATAACTATGTAGAAGTAAATGCTTCTGATGATAGAAGACTAGAGACAGTTAGAACTACGATTAAGAATATCGCTCAAAGCGGTACTATTGGGGATGTGCCATTTAGAATTGTATTACTAGATGAAATGGATGGTATGACTAATGATGCTCAAAATGCATTAAAGCGTATTATGGAAAGATACTCTGCTAATATAAGATTCATTATTACTTGTAATGATAGAAATAAAATTATCTTTGCACTTCAAAGCAGATGTGCAAACTATCATTTCAAACCTCTTTCTAATGAAGACATGATTGAAGTAATGACTTCTATTCTTGATAGTGAAGGAATAACTCGATTCTCCCAAGATGAAATAGGGTCTTTTATATATGCTATGAACGGTGATATGCGGAGGGCGATTACCGAGTTACAAGCAGCAAAGGCTAGTAATTCAACCCTCAACAAACAAATAGCGATTGGTTTAACTGACTATAATAAATTACTAATATCAATAACAAATAAAAATTCTAATTCTTTAGACAGTATTCATAACCTTTTGCACGATGGTAAATCTATTAGAGAAATCTGTGTCGGATTACATGAAGCGGTAATTAATTCAGAAGGATTAGACAATAATATTAAATTCAAGTTCTTACGAACAATAGGAGAAAGCGAATGGCGTTCCAATACAATGACCCCAAAATTATTAGCCTCTTGGTTAATAGGACAGTTATTGTAGGAAAAAAATAAAAAAAAATAAAGGTGAAAAAATATGGATGAAAATATGAAAAATGAAATACTAAAAGGTGCTGAAGTCATAGGCTTGAGTGCAGAAGAAGGTATGAGTAAGTTTGAAGAGATTTGCTCGGAAAATAGCATAGAGACAACAAACCCTATATCAAAGGGTCTTTGGCGTAACTTTGTTGCTAATACCCGAAGAAGTCAAAGTAATGATAGTAATAAAGAAGGAAACAGCGATGATTCCTTTTACAAGTCAGCCTTTGGTTTCTTTGTATCTTTAGATGCAGCAAGAGATATGATGGCATATAATAGGTCGAGAGCGAAAGAAGAGTTTATCCGTGATGCGGATAATGCTTTAGAAAAGGGTATTGTTGCAGTAGCAAATCAAAATGCTTTGGGTAAGTGGGTTGTTTCCCGCTATCATAATGGCGAATATGATGAGAAAACTCTAACTACTCTTCCTTCAGGAACAGAAGAAACAGAAGACGGTAGATTCTTTATTCCTCTAGATAATACTCCCGTTTATATGAACGGTGGTAAGAACAATAACTATGGAAAACCTCTTCCTTCTGAACAAATGAGAAGAAGCGGTATTTTCTATGGTTCTTTAGGAACAGGAGAAATGCAGCCTTATTACTTCTCATATAAGAATCAAGGCGGAGTTGATTTCACACCAAATACTTTTGAATGGTGTCATTTCCTTTGTGTTCTTGGTTCTAATGGGACTGATATTTATGGTGCTAAACAATTAACTGTTGATAGTTTGACTCTAAATTCAGAAATGGATAAAGAGAATGACTTGTATCGTGATATGTCTAACTATGACTTTGAGGATTGTCTAAGAAACAACTTTAGTAGTCACTTAGTCCCTTTGGTTGAAATGGATAGAGCGCATATTCAGAGACAAGCACTTCCTTCTAAGGAAAGATTTGTTATTACAGACGGTACAGTTTGTAATATGAATATGACCCCAACTAAAAATGGTAATAGAATCATTAATCTAACTGATTTAAATGCAGAAATATCTTATGATAATGATGGCATTACAACTTGTTGGATTCCAAGTCATTTAACTCTTGACTTTGGTATTGGTTCTTCTGTTATTGTTGTTGGTCGTACAAGTCAAAGAACAACTGATGAAGGCGTTGAACCTGTAACTATTAATGTAGCAGGGGTTTATTGTGTTATTAAGCATGGTAATGCTGTTGAAGTATCTCAACCGATTGAGGAAGACTTTGATTGGTTTTGAAGTGAAACTCCGTCTAATCTCCCCTAGAAATGTCGTACCGTTGTTGTTTTCGGTAACATAGTGGGGTATGATGCGTTGGCGACATTACAGAGTTCATGTCGAGATTAGAAACTTAGCAAGGTAAGTGTGACTTGTGGGGAAATTGACACTCAATTAGGTGCGAAGCCTATACCTTTACGGAGGAAATAATAATGAAAGATATTAAAAAAAATAGATATTTACTAAAAAAGAATAGTTATATTATTGACCTGTTTAATGTTGATTTTATAACTTGGAAAGAGAACGAAAAAGAAGAAGGTACTTACTGGGTTAAGTTACATATGGGCAACAAAGAGGCTAGATATGTAAGCAGAGATATTGATGATTTACAATTGTTATTGATTCAATGGACTAATGTAAGAGGCTTAGAAATAGAAATAGAAATAGATGAAATAAAAGGTGATTAAATATGGGATTAACAAGTAACAATGGTAATACAGCAGTAGCGAATGATATGCAGAACAATACAAGAGTTTCTGCATTTCAAGATAAACTAAAGAAACAAACAGAACAAAGATTAGCAAGAAGTAATAGACTTGTTTGTGGGATTTGGGGAGAACCAAAGACCGTAAAGAGTGGATTAGCACTTGATTTCCCTAATAAACAAATATATGTTTTAGATTGGGATGATGGTTGCGAGCCAACTTGGAGACAAAACCATGAAATGACTGATAGAATTACCTTATGGAATCCTGAAGTTAGAAACTCTAATGGTGAATTAGATATTCAGAAGTCTGAAGCAAATTCA